CTGCTCATGCTGCGGGGACTGCTTGCGCTAGTGCTACTGCTTCTGCTCATGCTGCGGGGACTGCTTGCGCTAGTGCTACTGCTTCTGCTCATGCTGCTGCGAGGGCTGCTGCTGCGGGGACTGCTGGATCTGCTTGCGCTAGTGCTCATGCTGATACGAGAGCGATTTCTTTGGGGTTTAAATACGAGTACTTTAGGATCTTTATGTAGTAAATTTTCTAGTTTATCTATCAATGCCCCTTCTTTATTATCATCGTGAACTTTATAAGCAGGGTCTTCTTGTGCACGAGGCGTAGCACGATAACCGAAATACATATTACGACGTGGAGTAATGTAATCACGTAGTTCATTTGGGTTTTGAATAGCTCTATACTCTTCATCCACTACGCCATTTGTATTTTTAATAGTAGCAAGATCACCAGTTTGTGTGGTACCATCCCAATTACCACTCCAACTATTTGCTGTAGTACCATTATTACTAATAGTTTCAACGTGTCCTTTAGTAGTAATGTTCATTAATATATATATGTATATATTATATTATTTATGAAAGAACCCAAAGATTTTCCTCCGATAGTGTATTCCAATAAACTAAAAACAAGAGTTAATATAAAATCTAATAAGCAAGAAAAAACTAAACACTTCATGGACGAAATAGTTTCAAAACCTTTTCTAAAGAACTATTTTTCGTTAACACCCGCAACCAAGTAATATACCATAAATTGAAAAATATTTTCTTCCATATTTCTAACAATAACCAAACCATGAATACTTGGGCAGACAAAGTCCGATACGAAGAGCCGATTGAAAAAGTGATTCCCAATCCTATACCTCTAGGATGGATCCGATTGCAAAAAGACAAAAAGACCGGGCAAACACTTGTAGATCAAAATAAAAACGATCCCTATTTGGTAGAAACGCCGATTGATTTAGACAAGGCCATGGACGAAGCAATTGTCAAAATGCGAGCACGATGGGAGATGCATCATTACTTACAAGGAACCTATTATGATTATGATATTCATGATGATCTGAACGATTATGATAGCGATACAGAAGGATACGAAAGTGGAAGTGAATCGGATGAAGAGCAAAATATACATTTAGCAGGTGGATCACGATGTTATGATGAGAATTAAGTTTAAAAAAACCCAAAAAAATACGTTATATAGTAATGGATACAATAGATAACTGGTTGGAAAATATAAATCAAAAAGAACGAGAAAATAATTTTTTTTATAAATCTTCAATTACCCACATAGAGATAGAACTTTTTTATATTTCAACTAGAAATGTTATTACTGCTAAAAAAAAAATTATTTATAAATTATCAAAACCAAATATGTTAAGTAAAGATGATCTTTTGTTTTTAATAAGTACACATAAACAACATAACTACAAATTATTAGATATTCTTACGTATCAAATGTCTCTACCTGCTAATGAACTAAAATTTATAGATACTTACGAAGGTTTGAAACCTATCAAGTATTTAGACGATATCCACTTTGATAATGTTATAAATTATTTCAAAGATTTAACTTGTATGTATATATTATTTTATGAAAAAAAACATAGTTATAATACTACAAAACGTATTCATATAGGATCTACTCGTAAGCAAACTAAGAGGACTTACTAAATATCATCTATATCAATTTCATCATCGCCTGTTATATCTGATTGTTCTGTAAATACAATAGGTGATTCTGTAATGATATTTTGTTGTTCTTCCTCTTCCTCTTCAAATATAATATCTTGATTGTCTTCTATCACTTTATGACCATTTTTATCTTCTATACTCGCTATAGGTGTCCAATCTATATCCGTTTTTTTTAGTTTTTCAATATCCGGTCCACTATATACTTCAAGCAAATCACATTTATCTAGTCGTCCTTCTTTTGCGGTTTCCCATTCTCGCGTTCCTACCAAAACCCAAGATGCAATTACGATCGTGTGATCTCTTTTACTTCTTCCGCGAAATTTTTGTCGGATCATACATATACGTTTTTTTCCATCCAAACACAATACTTCAATCATTGCATTACCCAAGATTTTTGTTACTCCTGCATATAGTTCTCCTTCTTCTTGTGCTAGACGCAACGATTTTTGACCAAAACCGCTCGTTACGTGTTTACGGCCCATGCCTTTTGATTTTTTTCCGCCTTTCATATTGCGTACCATGATGTATTACTATTATTATAATAGTTTTTTTACTTTCAATTTATAGATCCTGTCCTTTTTCGTGGAGTTCTTGTCCCACATCTAGATAAACGTGATGTCCCCAGGGTATTTCTAATTCTAAATGATGTTCCAAGATAAGGTCTTCTAGTTTTTTAACCTTATCTTTTAACACTTGAATATCACTATATTCCGTAGAAACGTTTGTTTTTTTAGTAGGAAAACTATCATCAAACGGAATAATTGTAAAATAAAGTCGTATGATACTTGCCGATGTATTTATTTTTTCATCTGATTTAAATACATCATCTAGTTTTACATATTCATTTGGTTTTAACAGTTTAGTGCCTTTTGCACATTCTAATAATAATCGTCGCGTATATTGGGTTAAAAAAGGAGTTTTAGGAGGTACATCTACATAAATTATTTTTTCCATTTACATACCTACCCTTTTATTTATTTTGTAAAGGAAACGGAATACAATTTTTCATAGATATCATTAGATTGTTCATCCAACTCATATCCATAGTTTTCATAAAAGTTTTCTAAGTCTTCATCATTTGAAAATACGATCCGATTATTTTCCATTTTTCCCCCGTAACGATCTATTCGTTCTCGCCATAAAGGTGTTTCATAAGTATACTCTATCCAATTGTGAAGAATACTACATAATTGTTGTTGTGGTATAGGTTGTCTTGTCTTGTATTTTATATTTAGTTTAAGGGTATCATAGGAACGATTGTTTAGTTGTAGACTAGTATAAAGATGCAATCTTTTTTTATTTGTAAGCCACGTACCATAACGTGTTGTGATTGGATGAGATTCCATTAAATGTAAACAAGTTGCAAATAACATTTGTTTAATGGTTTCTAAAGCATAGTTACCTGATATGTTATTGTAGTAAATCATTAGTTCGGGATCTATAGGTTGATGATTGTTTTTGTATATACAGATAGACTCATAGAAGTCACGTAAATGATTGCGATCACTATGTTGAATTTCTTTATATACTTTACTCCAGTCGTGCTTGCTTGTTACATATACAAATTGTTTCATAGAATCATCATATTTGGTTAACCAGATAGGCTTTCTACCACGGTTTACTTGCGATGCTTTATTTGTTGCTTGTTCAAAGTATGTGGAGTGGCGTTTTATACGTAGATTATTAGCAACATGTACTAGTATGCTATAGTCGTTGGTAATGCTATAAAGCATGCGTTTTTTGTGCATGTATTTTTCAAAACAAGGGTACGTTAGTGCATAATATTGATAATAGATTTGAGTTAACCATTCCATACTATCTTCGTGAAATCCAGAACAGTAATATTCTGCTAACCAGTAACATAGTTCTTCTTTATCATCGAATAGTATACATTGTACTATATTTTGTTTGACGTGATCTACAAGATATAGTAATCGTGTTAACATGGTAGTGTTTGTATTGTCTTTATCGTGTATTATTATTTTTCAATTTGTACGTTTAATGTAGATTAGAATAGGAGCTACGATCTATTTTATCATTGTGTATAAATTCTTTCACTTTTTTCCTTTCAGGTTTAATTTCTTGTAATAAATAGTAAAGACTTTCCAAGTTACTTTCTTGGCTGTAAATTTGTTTACATAATTTTTTCGTTTCTTTAACGGTATGGCGTCTATTTCCGTTAAAATGAATGTTTTGCATATATATCTCTATGGTATAACTTATTATGGCGTCACTATAATATTTTTTTTCAAACATATACGATATAACCCGAAGCGTTAATATGGATAAAGAGTAATTATCCCATGTTTCCCATGTTTCCATCAAATGTGAAATTGCTTTTTCTTTTTCCATATCAATATATTGACTGTAATAACCTATTGCACCTTGAGTATACGATTTTTTAAAATCGGGAGTAAATAGTGAAAAAACGGGACACGTTTCTATATATTCGTTGCATATACTTATCACATCCTCTTCTTCAATTGTATCACTTTTATGTATAAAAAAATTAATAAAATGTATTTCTAAACACCAAATATAGTATTCTGGTGCAAATACATAAAAATATTTATGTCGTGTAGTAGCATCTACCTTTTCTATGGGAATAGATATACCAAAATCAATAATGATTGGATTTCTATTGATTCTGCTATACACAATATTATCATCTTTAATATCACAATGGACTATTTTTTTATTTAAAAGAAATTCAATGGAAGAGAGTAAAAAAGTATAGGAATCTATATATTGTGTTAATAGTGTACGAGTATCTGTAGTATCTATATTGATAATAGATTCAAAATAACTTTCTTGATTGATATAAGGAATCGTCATTAAAACAAATTCACTATTCATATTTTTTGCGACCGGTTTACATGATTTAATTAATGTTTTATCTATTTCTCCTATTTCAATGGATTCGGTTTTAAGAATGGGTGCAAAATAAAAAATGAAATGTGGAATTGTCATGACTATTTTACTTACTTCAATTTCATTAGACGATACCGCACTTTTGTGTTGTAATTTTACAACGATATCATTATCTGTTTTTGATGTATCTTTTACATCAAAACCAGGATAATATACACATCCATATCCACCTTGACTAATTAATTTACTCATATTTATACTATTCCAAGGTTTTATTTTTATTCTTTATAACATAATATCTATTCATAAATGCTTTATGTACACCTTGCTCACTTTCAAACTGATCCCCATTTGTCCTTAGATAAAGGCGATAGGCGTCTATCGGTTTTTCAGAACTATGGGTTTGTATGTGTTCGTCCATGTCGCGTAGTAGTTGTTTGGGTATAGTAGTTCTTGTTTTGCGTGTTGTTTTTTTTTCTGGTTTTTCTTTAATAAACTGATTTCGTATATAATAACGACAAGAATGATACATTTTAGCTACTACATCACCTTGGAATCCTAGTTGAGCAAGTCGTGTCGTTTCTTTTTCCATTAACTCTTGGTGACTTTCGCACCATTTTTCCCATGCTTCTTTGTAGGCATGTTTGTCGTTGAATTGGTGAATACGATTGAATTCGTACAATTCCGTAGTGATTTCATCGCTAAAAGTGAAACGAAATACCTTAAATGCCATAGAGTGGTTGTTTTTACGACATACCATAAAAAAGATTTCAATTTATTATTGTATGTATATAAGATATAATGTATGCTCTTTCTACCCGATTATACTTGCACCCTACTACAAAAGAATATATTGAAGTGTTTATGGTGGAACCCAAACCAAAGGATGCACTTTTAAGTATTTTAAAAAGGGTGGCTCCTTTAAAATTATCGCCTTATAAGGGATTTGATGATTGTGAAGGTTGTATTTATTTAGTAAAAAATTTAAACCCGGAACGCAGATGCAGCACCGAATTTTTAGCGATGGAAGATTTGCCTTTACTTTTTTGTTTTTTAACAGAAAATGGTTATGATATAGATACCAAATTGACGAAACTCATGATACAGGGTAAATCGGCGGCGACGAAACGAAATTTGGTTTGTTATATTATCAAACAAACGAGTTTATCTCATAAATTAAAATAGTAGTATATAGTAAGTAAATGGCAGCAATGGCAGCAATGGCAACGGAAACAGCGGAAGCAACATTACCTTGTCCTGAATATATTTTTACCATTGGTCGTTTTCAACCCCCTCATATTGGACATATAGCTTTAGTTGATTATATGATTGAATTGGCAAAGGAGTATGCAATTAATGATTGTTCCCCACCCCCAAAAGTGATTATTTTTACATCTGATTCACATAAAGATAATGAGGACATGAGTGAAGCGGCCCAGAGAGATAACAGACATCCTGTCAGGTGGAATAATAAATTGAAAATTTGGGGGTGGTTGTTAGGATTATTAAAGACTAAAAAAGAAAATGATAGATGTAACTTTACTAACATAAGCACTACAGCAACTGACGTAGCTCCTGAGGATATTGACATTCTCTATGATAATGCTGAGAGGGCGAAAGTGGCGGCGAAGGCGGCGGCGGCGGCGGCGGCGGCGGCGGCGGCGGCGGCGGGGGTCGCAAAACGAAAACGCGATCTTGATAAAAAAGTAGATATTGTGTTCCCGCCAAAACATAACGAGGACGACCAACCTAATTGGTCCGACGGCGCCCCCCCCTTCATCGAAATTGATGATGTAAAGGTATCTGTACTTGTCAAAAGTAACGATTCATTTAAAACCATTTTCGACTTAATCGATGGCAGTAAAAAAAGTTATGAAATTGTACTGGGAAGTGGGGAGGAGGAGGATGGACACGGTATATTGATTGCTAAAAACTTATTAGGAATTGGGTATCAAGAACATTTGCCTAATGGCCAAACAATGATGGTTGGGGATAAAGAGAAAACGATCTACACAAACGGTATTACATCTGTTATTATTACGACGTTTGGTACACGCGCCACCGCCGCCACCGCCGCCACCGCTGCCGCCGCCGACGCAGAGGCCGCCGCCGAGGAAGACCCAATAAACAGGGCCAATACCATGTCAGGTACTGAATTGCGGGAGAATATATGGAGCCTACTAGGTACAACCAAACCAACTCCCTTCGTGACCATCGCCCCCTTAGTAGCCTCCCAGTCCGCCGCCGCCGACGCCGCCGCCGCCGTCGACGAGGGCGAGCAAAAAAGAACGAATATAAAGCGTATGATTGCTATGTTAGTGGTATTGGCTGTTTTATCTGATACCAAAGAGCAGCAAACGGCATATGTAAAGTACATTAACGACCAGTTAATCAACTACTGCAACCCCCGCGAAGAAGGCGTCGCCGCCGCTCAGGATAGCGTAGATGACCTTGGAGACGAAGCCCCTTATATACTTAGTGAAATATATTTTGAAGAAAGTTTATCCGAATTGGTAAAAGACGATATCACTGCAAGACTAGATAGATTGGGCCTAATGCGGAAAATTCTACAAATTCAACAGATTGATACAGGGATCCCTATTAGGGGTATCAAGAAGGCTATCAATGATATGATGACTTTACAGTATGATGATATGACTTTACAGTATGATGAACGGTATGTAACAGCTACGGTGAAAATGATGAAGGATGGAACAACATTATATGGAAAAAATACACTGACGTATAAAAACACAATATATAGTGCCAACAATGGTGCATTGGACCATATTTCAAGAATGTATCATGAACTTAAGGCCGCCGCTAATGAAGCCGCCGACGGCGAGATGGACGAGAAGAGTGGAGGACGTAAACGAAGAACCAGAAAAAGGAAAGGACCCAGAAAAAGGAAAAGGAAAGGAACCAGAAAAAGGAAAAGGAAAAGGGAAAGATCCAGAAAAAGGAAAGGAAGCATAAAAAGGAAAAGATCCAAAAAGAAAAAGATTTGATTATCCACCATTGGACGATAATCAAATTGTATTTTGTTGATAGTCTACTATACTTTTACCCCACTTATAACTCCAATATAGACTCATCAATTGTATTAAACCTCCACTATAATAGATAATAGTATAGTTAGAATAGCGATATATCATAATTGGCATGGCGATATTACGTGTAACCATGTAATAACTAAAAAATAGTTTATCATATTTTATCGGAAGGTTTTTACGTTTCTTTAATACACTTCTGATATTAGTAATAAATGCTGACGATTCAGCAATAAAAAACATTAGCAAAGAATCATATAGCGGAAAACTATTCCACATACTAAATATCGCCGCTAAAGTAATGATATGATGCGGTAAATATATATATCGTTTATATACAATCAGTTCCAATAAAGAATCTTCTATGAAATAAGTCGCGCTAGTATATTTCGCAAGGTTTACATAAAATAAAGGGTTCTTTGAAAAATATCCAATCAATGAAGTCGTCGTTAATAGTACATTGAATCCCATATTGATCCAAATCATCTTTTATATTCTCTATATTTTATTATACTACAGGATACGAGGGTTGCATGGCTATTCCACATACTCCTGGATCATTTTCACTGTCCGTTCGCGCAATCTTAACATAACCTTGGTCTCCCCAACTTGTACCCCAACTGTTTTTTACCAACCAATACATTTGACCATCTTCTTCACCATATCCTACGACCAATACTCCGTGGTCTAGTTGGGTTCCACACGCATTATTGTTGATGACTCCACCCGAATAAAACTGGAACGCCGCCGTGTCTGCTTCTATGGCGACCGACACCGGTCCTTGCGCAACAGCTTCCTTAAGATGCAACTGATTATTGCTAGTTACGTCTACGCAAGTAGAAAAGGTAGCTTGCGTATCACAGTCAATGCAACTGTCGGATGCTGCTTGGTAGGGATCTTCGTCTTCGGTGCACATGCCGTGATCAATGGCATAGCGAAATGCCGAGTCCATTTCCCCGCCGTTGCATGCTAGATCACCATATGACAAACTACAGTCAATAAGTTGTTGTTCAGAGAGGGATTCTAGAGAACCAGTGTGGATAGCCCAAGCGCCTTCCATGGCGCCGGTTGCTGAAAAACTCCAGCAACTGCCACATTGACCTTGATTTTTCACGGGAGTCACGGCGTTGTTTGTGCGCCAATCTACACTATCGGGTAGTCCAGTGGTCTCACTTTGAAATGTTTTGCAGGTGCGTGTTTTTTTTAGAATTCTGTACCCTTTGTAATTAAGATGGAACTGTGCGGGATGAATGTCCATGAATTCATTGAAATCTAGACCGTGATTGTAAAAATTGGGAGGATTTAGAATCCATTCTTTGTTGTAAAGATAATTATCATAAGCATTTTGATATGCTTCTGGCGATTCATAGGTTTTATTATAACTTTCAGCATATTCTACAAATTCTTGTATAGGAACATAGTCTACAGAACGAAACATTAAAAAAGAAAGCGATGTGATATTTCCCATATATATAGGTATGCGGGTGTGTTTTTATATCCTTTAACTTATTGTACATCTACCACCGTTGTCTTGTGGGTACATGTATGGATGCTCAGTTACATAGTCTCGTTCTAGTAGATCGCCTGTTATAATACGAGGAGACCCAATTTGATGATCAGACTGACTATCATAGTCTTCATCCGAACTATTATCATTGGTTAATACGACTTGACTTGATTTTTCATCGAGGAGCATGATCGCCATGGCCGCATAATTATGGAGATCTATTAAAGTGTCACGCAGAGATTCGGATTTTACAAGAGTAATATCAGTTTTACTAATGTGTTGAAGTCGTTGGATTTTATCTCCAAGACGAACTAGTACACCAATCGTTCCATATTTGGCGAATGCGTCACCGTAATCAGCATTTTTTTGTTTAAAGAGTTCGTATGCTTCTTCTTGTACTTGTAACAATTGATCAGGGCGAGTAGGCATTTATATGTTTAACTTGTCTAATTATTTTTAATTCAATTTATATACAATGAATATTGCCATGACTGTATTTGAACATCCCTTAAGATACTATTTTCAAAAATGGAGAATTATAAATCATTCTTTGTGTTACGGATCGGATAGCGATACAAATAGTGACGAATTGTCGGAGGAATTAACCGATGATAGTGTACATCCAGGCGATTTAGAATATAACGATGAATATAAAAATCACTTATTATATAAAAAATTAAGTTTTACAGCGGTTGAAAACAGACTAAATAAATATTACTATAAAGACAATGAGCGTTTATCTTGTTCCTTGGATATTGTGGCTAGTTATTTAAAAGGGCAAAATCATATTTACATGGAATCCAAATATCATTGTGAAAAGCAATTAAATAAACTAATGATGCCTGCCATGCTATTATCCGCAATAGCCACTGTCTTGTCCGCCATTGTCAATTATATATGGAGGGGTAAACTAATCTTGTCTTCTGTGAATGCATTAATTGGATTATTGTTGGCGTTAGTCAATTATTTAAAACTAGATGCGGCGGCGGAGGCGCACAAAACATCTGCGCATCAGTATGATAAATTGCAGTCTAGTTTAGAATTTCAATCGGGATCCCTGTATTTGTTTTATTCCTTAAATAAAAAGCAGGGGGTGGAGAAAAAGTTATTGGACATTGAAAAAAAAATTAGCGAGATAAAGGAAACCAATCAATTCATCATTCCTCGTCCCATTCGCTATAAATATCCTATTTTATATAATACGAATATTTTTGCGATGATTAAAAAAATAGATGCTTATCGTGATAAAACCATTACCAAATTAAAAAATGTAAAAAATGAATTAAGATATATAGAAGCCATGCAACACGCCGGTCATTTTTCATTGTGTGGAAATCAGGAAAATAAACGAATGTTGGAAAAATTGTTTGATACCAAACAACAGGCCATTAAAGAACTTTTAGTATTAAAATCAGCATTTACTTGCATAGATCAAATGTTTATGCAAGAAATCAAAAATGCGGAATATCTCTCGCCGTGTTGTGCCGGAGGAAAGCATACAAATCCAGAACAAATCAATGGTTTTTTAGCACAAATTTTAAATCCATTTGATGATGATAAATTATTACATATAGATATACGAGACTAATTATTATATGTGAATATTGTATATGTCTTTTGACGATCTACGAAATATGTCTCCAACTAATGTTGGGTTATTACGAGGGGTTACTGATGGAATGCCTTATGGGAAAGGAATGGAACCTTCACTAGGTCCGGCAGCAAATAGTCCTTCTAGTGATAAGGGTATAGAACCACTTGATATGCCGCCGGTTGCAATGTCGCCGGTTGCAAGGCAATCAGCGCCTATGGATATTGACATACATATTGATTTGCTTAATAGATTATTTAAACATATTCATAGTGCAAATAGTTTACCTACATTAGCCCACCAATTTGGCGAATTTGTAATAGAACAAATTGAAAAAGAACTGATGAATGATATACAAAAAAAAAAAGAGTTTACCGAGTATGTGAAACAAACCTATCGTCCAATTGTAAGGAATAAAAATTCTATATTAAGCAAGCCACAACAAGATAAGTTAGCGGAAGCGTTAATAGAATTTAGTCATACAATCCATCTAATTCCACATTATCAAGAAATTAAAACTGTTATAGATAATGGGTATTCTGCATTAGAAGAAGAAAATAATAGCAAGGGTAGAACAGATACGAAAAAGAAGACATGGCGTAAAAATAAAACACGGGGTAAAAAGAAGAGACGGGGTAAAAATAAAACACGGGGTAAAAAAAATAATGGTGGAAGTCGATCAAGCATTACTACACACCATACGGCACCAGGTATACCACCCGTATCATTTATAGTTATCGTTATTATTACATTGTATTTATTTGCGAGTTGGATTGGTATATATTATTACTTATCTAGAGTAGCCACTAACTATGAGTTATCTCAAGAGGATTCGTCTATAGAGTTTACTGCATTTTTAGAAGAGTTTTCTTCCGGAAACTATTTAGAAAGTTTCATAAATGTCGTGCGAGGAGTTGCAAATTTATACTCAAATCAGTTATTATATAATATATTTGAAACACTATCTATTCTTATATTTAGGGTAAATAATAGTTTAAATTTCCATGAAAGAAACTTTTTACAAAATACTAGAAACGCGGATTACATTTATCATATTCGTATTCTTTTTTGTGATCTTACCTTAGTAGCATTATTTTTAATAGTAACCGGCTATTATTGTATTAAGAAAATAGTAAATATAATAATGACTCATACACTCCAAGGTGATAGTTCTTGGGCTGAGTATATGCGATTTATAAATCACATTATTGGGATAAGAGGGTTAATTAACACTGGATGGAGTATTTTATTAGGACATCACCGAACACGCTATATGCAAACTCATGACGGGGCATGCGATACACTAGTATATATGCTTGGTATTGGGGGGAGAAATACAGGCACATTGTTTGACGATCCACGTATTGCCACATTATCTATTTCAGAAGCATTGTGGTTTGTAGTACAAAATAGAGTACAAACAATGTTACCTGGTCCCCGACTGCCCCCTCCTGCTCTCTTGCAGGCTTCTTCTCCTCCTTCTCCTCCTTCTCCTCCTTCTCCTCCTAGTCGTGGTGCTCCTGCTAGTCTTGCTGCTGCTCCTTCTGCTAGAGGTTCTACACGTAGACTTAGTGCGGAACAAATGTTATCAGAGTTAGAATGGTCATCAAATAATTAGTTGTTTTATGATTCAATTATATTATTTACCTCTCCCGGTACCTCTCCTGGTAAATTGATTATTATGTTTATTGTTATTATTTCCCTTATTATTTCTCTTATTTTTTGTGTTATCTCCTCTTATTTTGTTTCTTCTCTGTTTTTCTTTCTCTTTAATAACTTGGGCGAGTCTTGCTCGTTCTAAAAGTATTTTTTGGTCGTGAGATATTTTTTTCAAGGCGATTCCTAATAGGTCTTTATTACCTTTTTCTAAAAAAAAATTCACAGCATCTTGATCATCATATATAGAAAATGGTTTTTGATCTAGGATAGCCTTTTGTTTAGCCTCATGCCATTGCTCCATTGTTGTAGTAGAGGGATCAAAGTATATTATTTTACCTTCCGAATAGATTGTATAATAATTTGGATTTCTTGTGTCTATTTCCTCCACTCCTTGTATCAAACCATAATTACCGGTGGCTTCATTTACTATATCCGTCGGTGTATCTGCAATTAGATGTTGGTAAGGTGGTATTCCTGTTGGTTTGTCTGTATATAAATCATTTGCCATTAGTGTAGCTAAATATGCAAGTGTCATTAGTCCTGACCTTTTTCCGGTTTTTTTTAGCATATGTTTCATAATTTTGTTATTTTGTCTTATTCCGTCTTGTTGTCTTTGTTGGTGTTTATTATAATATTCTGTAATTATTTTTTCTTGATTTACAAGAAATGTAACGGCTGAGACAATCGTAAGCGGATGGTTAGCAGATTTATATTCTTCCCAATCTGCTGTAGGTATTTGTCGTTTATCCATTCTTATTTGAGTTTCTTCTATTTTTTTAATTAAGTTCTCTAATCTTTGATTCGTTGGTCCATAATCTTCTGTTCCAGCTGTCGGCATCAACAGAGCTGCATTATATCTACTTTGTGTTAGTGGGTTTTGTGTTCTCCTATTTGGCTGCGTTAATTGGTCACTTAGTGGTCTCCGATCAAAAGGGGTAAGAGACATAAGTTGGTCGCGGGGCGATGGTCCGGATAGGGCGAGGTGCGACGGCGGGGACGTCAGCGATGGCGGCACCGGCGAAAGCGGCACCGGCGAAAGCGGCGCCGCCGCCGCGTCCGCCGCCGCCTGATCATCCCGTCCATAGGCAGTGACTGCGGAGGTTTGAAGTGATGTTCGCGATTGTTTGCTTTTATGTTGAGATTTACGAAATGAGGGACTACGGCGGCGTTTACTTCCTACTCCACCGCGTTTTTTTAAATTACGTTTAGTTTTTCTACGAGGCATATATACTATAGTATTATTAAAAAATATAGATATACTATAGTAACTCTAAACAAAAGTAGCCTCTTTTCTTTTTTGTAGTTGTTTTTCCCGACAATAATTCTCTATGCTAGGATGTTGTTCCGCGAAATCTTGCATGGTAAACCGAAAGACATCCACTTCTTTGCTTTGACCGATGCGATGGCACCGCGCCACCGCCTGATCTTCCACCCCAGGATTCCAATGAGGACTCACGAAATAGATTTCGCTAAATTTCTGAAGATTAAGTCCTTCGCACCCCGTTTGGATTTGAAGAATCAAGACATCACAATCTCCTTCAAGATATTTGTTTTTGTCTTGTTTGCTGGTGCGACCGTCTACCACGTGAACGATCATGTCGTGATTTTCCAATAGCTGTTGTAGTGCGTCCATTTCTCCGTGGAACTGGCAAAACACAATTTTGCGTCGTTTGTTGTCTTTCCGTTTTACAAGAATATCCACAACACGATCTAGTTTGGATTGTCCTTCACCGCCTTTGTTTACGATGCTGGATCCTTCCTCATCTAACTGTTGTGGAGGGGTTTTCCTGACAAGTTCAGGATAGGCGCACATTTGTCGTGCACGCATGAGGAATCCTAAATGATGTGAAGCAATTCCATTGCTCCATGGGTTGGATGGTTCGCTGGGTATAAATCCTAGGTTGGAATGTATTTCTTTGGATAGGGATAGTTCAAATTTGTTTTTCCATTCTACGTGAATGGGTTTGTGAGTAGTACAAGGCGGCAGTTTAATACCCACTTCTTGTTTCGTACGTCGTAGCATGTATTCCTTGCAGACGATGGGTATATTTTCTTCTTGTACGTAATAGTTGGGATCCATATCCAGAATAGCAAAGAGGGAAAACAAATCTTTGCGGGAGTTTTGGATGGGGGTACCGGTAATAAGCCATACGCACTCTTTTTGTAATGCGAGGGCGCCTTGGTGTTGTTTAGTTTTTGGATTTCGTAGGTGATGGGCTTCATCAAATAGCACGCGATTCCAAGTTATCTCGTGGAGCAACGTTTTTTGTTTTGCGATTTCGCCGTATGTGGTTAAAATGATAGGACACCGTTCTAGAAACTCTTTGGTATATAACAGTTTGTCGCTTCCGTGGTAAATGGGTGCGTTGTACCCGCACGTTAGGCGAATGGTTTCATACCATTGGTGCAGTAGTACTAGAGGTAGTACAATAAGAGTGTGGTTTTTTGGTCGTGCTTGGATGACTGCGAGCATGGTGATGGTTTTGCCGAGACCCATTTCATCGGCGAGGATACCTCCATTGTGTTGAGCGTTTTCGTGTTCGCGGGTTAAGCACCATTCCACGGCTTCTGATTGGTGCGTTTTTGCGTCATATCCAGCTTTTTTTACAAAAGAGTAGTAATTCATGGTGTTGAATTTTAGTTACTTTAGTTACTTTTGTATTTTTTTTTTCAATTCGTGTTTTTTGCTTTTTTTCGTTGAACTATGCACGAATTGAAAAATATTTTTCCATCTTTTTCATAACTAGTAATCCCATGGCGACCGAACAGCGCCCAACTGTTGACCCCTACACTCTCGCCAATTATCAACACAAACAGTTGCTAAGCAAACTGGCGAGCATGATATCCAATTACACCATTCCCCAAGAGTTAGGCGCATTACGCGCGCAACATGAAAAGTTGGATATTATTTATCAGAATTTGCTGCGTGACGGAGGTGATAAACGTCGTCATCATCGCGGCAGTCGGGAGGAGCGTTTACCGAATGGTTGTTATTTACGTCAACGTCTTTCTTTGCCGGACAAACAGGGATATCATGATAAGATTTTGTATAAGGTAAACGGTACTTATATTTGCGAGACGACAAAGGAGTTGTACAAAACCCTTCATCAAGCCAATGAGGCGCATTATATAGCGTGTGGAAAAGTATGGTCTGCAGACGACGAAAAAAAGAATCCTCGTCATAAAGCAGGAAAAGCGAGAAATGCAGTTTCGGCGTGGGGAAACGGTATTAATTCACAGGCATTTTACGCGCTTCGCGCGGGTACCGAAGACGATTATACTATTCCAATCATAGACATTAACGACGATGAGTGGTATAGATCAAATCTTTCTAGTATAGAGGTTCGTTTATCTGGCTAGATTCATAAATTGATTGTTATTATCTGATTTTTATTAATTGTACTCTTACTAAAAATGCCTAATTTTCCAATTCTACGCCGATATGGAAATATTCCAATGCAACCTCGTCATAAAAGGGGAATTGTGTGTTTTTACAGTCAACAACACAAAGAATGGTTACCGTTTATTGATCCAGACAAGCATCGTTTTACGTTGTATCAAGCAACATTAAATTCAAATCAATTGAAAACCCTTAAGACCAATGAGTTTACGAAACAATCGTGTGGGTTGTGTGGTAAAATAGGGCATACGCGGCGTTCGTGTTGGCATTTACCACATACGAATCTTCAAACCCCGGACCCCTGCGAAGACGGTTACTCGTCTCCTTGTTTTCACACATTTAAGGGTGATGATGAAAAATCACAATATGCTCGTTATGTGTTGTATTACATAGGTCATACTTTAGAGAAGGCTATCGGTATTTGTTGGGGATCGTATGTAGCAAGTGGAGGTAAACTAGGTATAGAGTATTTGTATGATGTAGGCGAGGATGAGAGTATTACGAATATTCGTGTCTTTGCGTATAAGATGGATAAGGATTATAACGTGTGTCGTTGTCGTAAGTGTTATGACTATATCGGGGAGAGACTAGGCCAATTTCCTCGATATATTCAAGAAAGGCATGAGAAGGTATCAGCGATAGACACGTCGGAGTTGCAGTTTTTGGACGATTCGGAAATCCGCGACCAGCTTAAGTTGGTAGAGATTAAATCGGATGGTCAATGTCCTATCTGTATGGATGAGATATTGAATGTAGACAAGGTGGTTACGAAGTGTGGTCATGTGTTTTGTGCTAGTTGTTTGTTTCAGAACTTGGGGACCTCCACCGTATGTCCCATGTGTCGCGAATCTTTGGCGGATTTCACGCCGATTAGCAGAAAGATTACTCAACTAGAAGAAGAGTTAGAGTTGTTGCGTGGGGAGTTAAATAATAGAATGCGGTTGTTGCGTCGTGTTCAGACTATGATCCGAGAAAATATCTAAGTTTATAGTAATGGCACCGAGATATACACCAAGAAAATGGAATACCAATCCTTATAGAAAGAAAAGTCATAATTGTTATGCTTATTTTTTAAACAAGACGAATCGTCGTTTTGAGCGTGAATGCAAGAAAACTAAAAAAATAGATAAAGGTTTGAGGTGTCGGAGACCGCAACCAGGCTATGCGGCGGGGTATCCGCCAATCAGCGATCTGAAAAAATACACGTGTAGGCGTATAAATAGGCGTCTGATGGCGGATAATCCGCGGATTCGTCGTTCATCGCGTCGTCGGCGATGTGGTCGTGGGTATTACAAGGGCGCGTTGGTCATGGATGCCCACCCTAAACCGGACGTAGACTATCATTTTTATCGGCAGGATCGTGGAGGAAAGTGGAGTCATAAAGATGCGTGGGGAGCGGCTACCAATAAAGATGCGCGAGGTAAGGTTATAGATGATCCGGCGGATGCATCACGAGATTATCGTAAAAATAAGGGACGAGGTAAGGGTAAGAATTATAGTAAGTTTTGTGGCTATTATTGTGTACCCAAGGATGATAAGAAAAAGCGCATGGCGATCTAGCATCCATGGCGATCTAGCATCCATGGCGATCTAGCATCCATGGCGATCTAGCACCGATAGGTCCATTCACGTGCTTTGTAGGGTATGATTTCGCAAGGTAATTTAAGTTGATTGTTTTTAACATTAGCCATTTCTGGTGCGTGTGCTTTTATTTTTTTATATATTTGAAAAAATATATTGTATTTTGCTGCTACATGAAGGGGTGTATCACCTTCAACATTTTGTAAATAATTGTTGTCGGTTAAACAATAGTGTTGTATGTATTCATCTATAAGGTGGTTATTAGGTTTGTAGGATAGCGGAATTTGATGCATGCCGATGCGATGAATTTGATAATGTAGGTCGGAGTTTCGTGTAGTTTTGTGGAATTTAAATCTTTTTTTTTTGGGGAAATAACTCATGATTTGCTTAAAAATGTCTACGGGAAATTCCATTATACATTTTTTATATATAAATAAAGTTATTTAACGGTATTGTAATAAACACCCGATGCGGGACTTGAACCCGCGGCCACAGGATGTCTTAGTGTTTGCTTAAAAGTCCTGCGCTCTGCCATCTGAGCTAACCGGGCAATAAAAATATATAAGTGTTTGGTTATAGAATTGAGTTTATAAATGCATTGTAATTTGTCCAATCATATATTCCTTCGGTTACTTTCATGTGATACTCGCAAAATGCTCTGTGATTGGTATAAAAGTATTCTAACTTTATTAGATTGTTTTGTAAATCGGCACGTTCAAACTCTATATGCTTTCGTTGCATCATAAGGGAGTGGAAATCATCGGGGATTACTATAGTAGGTTTCTCTAGTACGGGAGACGATTTGCTAACTTCTTCCATTTTATATAACTTATATAAAAGTTATATAATATTAATCAATTTATGATAAATGAATACGCTCCGTACAGGGATCGAACCTGTGACCTCGCGATATCTTCACCTTTCGGTTAACAGTCGCACGCTCTAACCAACTGAGCTAACAGAGCTAATTTTATGAAAAAATATATGAAATATCACGTGTGGGGTTCGAACCCACGCTCCCGAAGGAACCAGATCTTAAGTCTGGCGCATTAGACCACTCTGCCAACGTGATGTGGAGACGAAAGGCATCGATCCTTCTACCTCCCGCATGCTAAGCGGGTGCTCTACCATTTGAGCTACGTCCCCTATTGAAAATATATAATAGTCTCGCGAGAGTGATTCGAACACCCGGCCAACGGAAATCTTTTTTACCTCTACAGTCCGTCGCTCTACCATCTGAGCTATCACGAGTAAATCGCTACACGTGCACATTGTGACTACATTTTATATATTAACCCAGAATTACCGTCTGGGGTCGGCTGACTCTGGCTCATTTCCCCAGAATTACCGTCTGGGGTCGGCTGCTCACGACGGGACTTGAACCCGCGACTTCCGACTCATAAGGACGGCACTCTGACCAACTGAGTTACACGAGCGCCTTTACTTACCTTCTTTTTAACGAAGACCCCCTCAAGTGCGTGCACCTGCTAATACAATCTACTATATAGTGCAATCTTTAAGTTGTTTCATCGCTTAATGTTATTAATTGTGGTAACCTTTCCGCAAAACAAAATTCCATGTCGTACGCGAAAATGGGCGCATTATCTCTACTTATGGTATAAAATAAAAAGGGTTTCCATTCCACGTGTTGGGAAGTGTACAGTTTATATATTTCGTCAATGGACATGGTCGTTATTATAGTTGGGTTTTCACAATATTGGGTTTTAACGTGATATACTTTATGGGGATATTCCGTGTACCACCATCCATATAAAAGTTCGTGATGTACCTGTTTGTATAATTGTTTTTTTTTAGATATATCTAATTCATAGGTGTAATTTCTTATTTTTTCTTGAAGTTCTATCGGTAATTTACTAAACATTATGTTTTTATAATATATAGTGTTTATATCAATGAATGAATGGCATATTTACGCATTGTCTTGTATATGGGGAGCTATCGATAAACTAGGCGATGACGCCATTGATATCTATCACGCTAAACATGGAACCATGTTTATGGAATTTGGTAAAATTGTACGATTGGTCGTCATCTTTATTTTATTGTTTATACCTGAAAACATTTGGTTGTATCTTTACATTTTTATTTACTCTTTTGCTTACTCTACGGCTATTCCCGATGAATATCTGTCAGACCCCTACGCCAGCGCGTCTTCTTTAGTGTTTGCCGTTTTATCTGCTGGACTTATCATGTATCATCGCAAGGAATATTCATTGATGCCCGTGATTTTTTGTTACGTCGTTGCTTTTATAGCGTGTATTGCCTTTGTTCCGGATGGATTTATATCCTTGATGGAGTTATGGAAGATTTCTATACCTACCAAACTAAAAAATGTATTGAATGAAGAAGTGGGCGTCACTAAATTAGTGATACGATCCGTTGCTTTGGGAATAAATCTATTTGTTATTTTAGTGATTCAAGCATATGTAGAATTAGATGATTTACGAATTGCTAGTAGTGCTTTTTGCATGGGTTGGGTTTGCTATTATGGTATAAGTATTTTAAGTCAATTGTATCATTTGATATTAGCACCTCATTATACGAAAAAGGAAGAAAAGAAAAATAGAAAAAATAAAGAGAAACAAGTAAAAAAATATGATCTTAAAAATATGGCGTCTCGCTTTCAAAAATGTATGAATGTTATATAAACAAGACTAGTCCTGTCTAACACATAACGACTCTGTGGTACGACGCAATTTAATGGAATCAAACAGTTGAATTGGATCAAAGGGATACGCCGAATCTTCGGTATGCCACATGTTAGCACGATGAAGCACATTGTATCCCATTATCATGTGGGTTTCACTTATCATCTGCAGGATCTTTTTTGTTTTAGTCTCGCGAATCTCATCGCATTTTTTCTTAAGGACCGACGCGCTGGTACGAGTTGACGTTGATTTCTCCGATTGAATCGCGGTAATTTCTCCCTCCATCTCTACAATGTCGTGGTAGATGGTTTCATAAAGACCTACGATTGTTGTGGGACATGCGCCACGAATGATATCGCCTAACATCTCATGACTTACGTCTAGACCCATGGGTTCCTTTTTTTTTGGTTTGGTGTCGCTGAGCGATGCACGACACAGGGGACAATTATCCGTTTCTCGCGCATTTTGAGTGAAACACGATACACAGAAATTGTGACCACACGCCGTGGTGACCCGAGCGGCACCTAATTTTTCATAGCAAACAGGACACGCCTCCTCGTTTTTAGGGGGGGCGTTGATCTGCGGTTCGCCTTTGATCGTCAAATTAAACCATTCATCTTCTAGTTTTTTCATATCTTTGAACCGGCGGTCAGCACGACCGGAATGGGTCAGGCGAGGATTCACGACGCCGCGCTGTTCAAGAAAAGAAGCGAAGGAAGACATCTTTGTAATGGGTTGTTGTTTTTGTCGTGTTTTCTTGAAATGATTTCAATTTATGAGTTTTGCCGATTAATAAGGGTGTATGGATCTTACTCTACGCGCATGAGTGATCTTCGCAAGATTGAGTTGATTTCCTTGATCTCTCCAATAGTTGGTGTTGCGCTTGTCCTGTTTTTTTTCTTCGGCGGTGGCTTTTCGCACATATTCCGCCGGAATGATGTACCATTGACCGTTGTAGTTGAGCTTAAACAACACCATGGTTTCAAACTGGTCGTAGGGATTTTTTCGCTTTACTATGGCGAACACTTTGCCTACGCGATTGTGGACGCCGTAAGCGTTTTCATCGGTGCACACCGTAAGAGAGTTTTTCTTAAACGAAAGCGACATTAGGGTATCTGGATTGTTATGCAATGGGTAATTTGAAAAAAAGTATTTCAATTTATGAATGTCTATATGTTATAAATTGAAATATAAAATAAACTACATACTAAAGATATAGTACATGTTGTCGTTGCAAAACACCAATGCATTAACCTTTATGGAACAACTGGAACCAGAAAGTATCCACTTAATAGTAACGGATCCTCCTTATATTATTTCCAAAGATTCTGGTATGGATAAACAATACAACCTGGTGCAAGAGGTGGGCGACGGTTATACAAAAACCGATGCGGAGTGGGAGACTTATAAAGAAAAACAGGGGATACAAGGAGATGATAAAAAGGAAAACTATATGCGCTACGGAAGTATTTATGGTAAAAAGTATGCGGTGAAAACTCAATACGGCGACTGGGACAGTGACTTTACGATGCAAGAACTAGAGTTGATTATTGAACAATACTATAAAAAATTGAAAAAAGGAGGAACGTTGATTATGTTCTTTGATCTGTGGAAAATTGGAGAACTGAAAACCATCATGGAAAAATACAAATTTAAACAACTTCGCTTTATTGAATGGATTAAAACCAACCCACAACCACGCAACAGTTCTATCAATTATCTTACCAACTGCCGAGAAATCGCTTTGATGGCGGTGAAAGGAAGTAAACCAACCTTTCATAGCAAATATGATAACGGTATATATCACTATCCGTTGCAAGGCGGCAAAGGGCGATTTCATCCTACACAAAAAAATTTGGAAATGATTAAGGCGTTGATTGAAAAACATAGTAATGAAGGCGATGTGGTATTGGATACGTTTCTTGGAAGCGGAACTACAGCGCTGGCGTGTCGAGAGACGGGACGGACGTGCTTTGGTTGTGAAGTGGCTCCGGAGTATTTTGAGAAGATGAATGCGTTGTTACATTCATGAGGGTAGCGTGTTCAATTATATATTTTTTTGGAATAGTAGCGCCCAAACGAGGATCTTTCCCTTTTTTTTCGCGATGATATTGTGTATGTAACTTGGGTACAATATAGTCCAATACTTTATCGGCAGACATCTTGTACAGTTCAACTATGTTTGCTCCATCATATCTTGCATAGTAATGATTTTTGTATTTTCCTATTTTGACTGATGTTAGATACGCTAGTTGTTGTTCCCAGGATGGTTGTACGGATATGCCGTTGTAGGTTGCTTGTATCTGTGGACCTATAGTGGACTTGTATTCGCATTCACCGTCTTCATCGATAGCATCTGCCCCTGAAAGGGTTGAGGCAATTTGATGTCCAAGCGTGTTTGCCATATGAATTTCGCGAGAACGAGCGTAACTAAAGGGGTCTCCCCATTGTTGTTGTTCGCATATTTGGTACATGCGTTTAAATAACGCAGCAAATTCTTGTTGCGGAGTCATGAATGTGGTTAATTTAGAATTAAAAATTTTAATTATTTCAATTTGTGGTCTATATATATATATATATATGAAGCAGCATATAGTGGTAGTAGGAACAGGTTGGGCAAGTGATCGTTTTTTAAAAGAGATTGATCTATCGCAATATACTGTTACGGTTATTTCCCCTGCAGATTATTTTTTGTACACCCCTAAATTAATTTACTCTGCTTTTTCTGACTATAATCCCTGTTTCCAATTACCTATAGATAATACTATAGACTATATTAAAGATAAGGTATCAGATGTTTCCTTTGAAGATAATACCATTTACACAAGTAGTACTAATAAACCAATCTATTACGATTACCTGGTATTTGCTCATGGTGGGGATGTCCAAACGTTTGGTATTAAAGGTGTTGAAGAACATTGTATTTGTATTAAAGATTTATCCTCTACTACATTATTAAAGGAAAAATTAGTAGGTGAAAATAAAAAGGTTGCGGTTATTGGTTGTGGACTTGCGGGAACCGATATCATAGGACTATTGATTGATCAAAAAAAACATTTACCCATAGCAATAGATGGATTGAATAAACCTTTAGGAACGATGCATTCCTCTATTAGTACTTATACCATGGCTGTTTGGCGAGACCATGATGTAAAAATGTATTTTGGAGATTTTGTAAATCAGGTCACTGATAAAGAAATTTATATTGGTAAAGACATAAAACAACCTTATGATGTAGCGGTGTGGTGTGGAGGTATTAAACCAAATATACTAACACAAAGTATTTTAGCGAGATTAAATAAGGAACATAACAAGGGGATACCGGTTGACCGTTTTCTTAAAGTTCAAACATTGCAAAATGTATATGCTATTGGTGATTGTGCAAATACGGAATATTATCCAACAGCACAAGTTGCTTCACAACAAGGTCGTTACCTAGCACGATATTTTAATGAACAGTTTACGAGTAGTGCTTTTCACTATAAACACAAGGGTGCCATAGGCTATATAGGAGGAGGAGAATCCATCTATCAAAATGGCGATTTTGTACTTCGTGGAAAAATAGTTACCCTCGCCATGCCTTTTGTACATTTCTATACTCAATGGGTTAGTTGAAAGAATTCTTTATAAAGCGAATTAGCGAGAATTTCCCGTTCTCGCAATTCGTGGTCTACAAGAATGGTTGGGGTGGGCGGCGGAGCCAAGGTCCATGTGCCTGGTCCTTGTTTTTGATATAATTCGGTGGGAAGGCACCAGTGTTCGTTTTCACTAATCGTGTAGATAAAACGAGTAACGGCGGATTTTTTTGCTTTGTTGGTATGACGATCTTTTGGCCAATACATGTACCAATGATCCGGGTCTAATTTGTAGTGGCGCTTGTATTCTTCTTTGCGAAGGTCTTTTATTGGAATATTTAACTGAGATGCACCATACGTATTTAAATTATCATCACACAACGCGTTTGGTATTAGTTTAGCACGTTGAATCTGTGATTGATAGATTTGATTGCTTTCTGGGTGGATACATTTACGAGCGACTAATGTGCCCACTACTATTTGGAGTGGATTAAAGTGTTCGCTTCTTGGGGCGAGAGGGAGTGTAGGGGTTCGTTCAATGGCTTTTAGGGCGCAAGGTTTGCTGAAGTAACTTAGCACAAGGTGAGGTGTATGTGCGTGATTGTGTAGTTTGTTGGTAATGGTTTTTAAAAGGTTTTCTATGGCTTGTAGGTAGATCTTTTGTTTTTTTATGTGTTGCATGAGTTGATGCACGTCGCGTAGTTCGTGAAAGAGGCGCCAGTTGGCGGGTTTTAAGATGGGGACGTTGGACCGGTAATGTCGGCGCAAGGATACGTGACTTGCACTTCTTGACGAAGGCGATGCTAGAGTTTGCCGTACTATTTGCGAGTCGTATTGGTGGGCATCGGGGGAACGGGCTATACGGCGGTAGTTTCCTCCGGTATATTTGTGTTCTTGGTAGTGTTGTTTTAGAGCGGTGGTTACTTGGCGGATCATGCTATGAGGTGTTTGATTGTATAATTGTGTTTTTGGCGTGATTTATTTCAATTTATGTTGTACAGTGGTGAAAGCGTCCGCCTGCTGCTGTTACGCTTGGGGTTTTAAATATTTACCTTATCTATTATAAAAAAATGTTTGTGTATTGGTCCATGCTTACCAGTCTATTGTTTTTTGTTATGGGATTTTATTTATACCGTAATGAAACATTTCCAAAATTGATTAGCGTATGCTTGATGGCATGCGGCATTGTCTCTACTTTTCACCATGCTCGTCGCTATGATGAACCGGGTTGGGAAAAGGACGGCATTAGAGCATTGGATTTAGCATTTGTGGCGATTTTAGGTGGACTTTTTATGTATTATTACGGAACACGCCGCCTTTTTTGGTTGGTTAGTGCGGGATTGATTGGATTTCGGGTTGCGATTGGTTGTTTGGATACGTGCGAAGAAAAAACGATGTGCCATGCGTGCATGCACCTTTTTGCTTTAGCGGGAATAGTAGGGTTATGGTGGACTAACAACCACACTCACAATTAGGCTGCTTGTTGGTCCAACCTGCTCCGGGGCGATTAAGATTGAGGGGTTGGGAGGCAGAGGGTTTTAGGTGAGGATATTTTTTATAAAGGTGGAAGAGGGCTTGCTCTTTTGCCTTGGCTTCTATCATGATGTCTATGGGGGTATTATAGCGAGAAGGAATGTCTAATAGATAGGGGGGAAGGGTTTCCACATAATCACTGTGGTGACCGGTGCGACCGCTTCCTTGTTCGCTGACGTGGCATTTGGGTTTTATGTTGCGGCGTATCCAAAAGGGTAGGAGGTGTTTTATGTAGAATTCGGGAGGGTGAAAGGATTCATCGGGGTGCAGTTGTTGGTAGCAGGCGAAGTGGTGGGTATCAAAGACAATGGGGATATTGACTTTTATGGCTATTTTTAGGCAATCTTTGATGGAGAAACATTTCTCGCAATTTTCTATCACCAAACGCTTTTGCACATTTAGAGGTAAACGATGGTATTGGCGACACCATCGGTCTATGGTTTTTGCTTTGTCGCCATATATTCCTCCGCCATGAACTACTATGACGGAATGTTGATCTAGTTCCATGAGGTCTAGCACATCGGCGTGGTATTTTAAATCTTCACACGTTTGGAGAAACGTTTTTTCGTCGGGGGTGCCCACGACATTGTACTGACCGGGGTGAAAGGTTAGGCGTTGTCCGTATTGTTTTGATTTTCTGCCGATTTCTTTTAGATAGGGAATGGCAAAGTCAAAACTGTAGTCTTCTACTTTAGGATTGGATTTGTGGGGAAACAACTCGCTGCTGAGACGAAATACTTTGATACCGTGTTGCTCGTTCCAATCCATAAGGGTAAGGGTATCTTTGAGATTTTGAACTATTTTTTCTTTTAAGGCGTCGATTCCTTTTTCTTGGATGGATTTAATGATCATTTTCCTAGAGGAAAATACGGGTGGTTTTTGCTGCCGAAGAACGGTGTTCATGCAACATAGTCCTAGTTGGACTTCCATGGAAGAGTGTTGCTGACGTGGTCGGCGAGTAACTACTATTCAATTTATGAAAAGTTATATAAAGATATAGTATATGCCGCGGAAGCCGTTGCGCAAGTTTAGGTGGAGACGTTTTACTAAGCGAGAAAAAAGTGAAGTTAAAAAGACGATTGACTGCTTACAAGATCATAGAAAAATGTTGAATAAAAAAAAAGAAACAAAACGACTCCTGGAAGGGCATAAACGATATATACAAAAACGGGGTTATAATTTATCGTTAAAACAAGTAAAAAAAACTAGAAAACAACTTAAACTTAAAGGTGATCAGTTCGCAACTATTACAAAAGAAGAGAGATCATTGCAAAAGGAATGGGAGGAACAGATGTGGAAAGGCAACGAACCCACGAAAAACCCAAAAAATACTAGAAAACTAAAAGAGGAAAAACGAATCCAGGAAGGGCATAAACGATTTCTACAAAAATGGGAGTATAATTCATCGTTAAAACATGTAAATAAAACTAGAAAACAACTTAAACTTAAAGGTGATCAGTTCGCAACTATTACAAAAGAAGAGAAAAAGGCTTATAAGGAATGGGGTAAACAGTTACACAACAATGATTGTTAACCTATTTTGTATTCTAAAAATAAATTATTTTTATAATACAAATGGGTTTGATTGTTTCTTTGTTTTTTAATAGACTAACTAAATCAAAGATAAAACCTCTCGCGGATTCAGATACACAAGAGTCGGGTACACAAGAGTCGGGTACACAAGAGTCGGGTACACAAGAGTCGGGTACACAAGAGTCGGATAGTATTTTCACAGTTAAAGGTCATAAACAAGCTTTGGTTATTGGTATCAATTATCAAGGCGATGATGTTACTGATAATGATTTAAATGGTTGCGTTAATGATACCAAACGATTAAAAAGTTATTTAACAAATTGTTGTTATTTTAACGAGGAGGAAATCACAGTGTTGTGTAGTCCTGCTGAAACAACCAAAAATGCAATTCAAACCCAAATACGAGAAATAGTATTTTTTTCTTATAAATATCCTAATACAGAATTATGGTTTAGTTTTTCTGGCCATGGTTCAGGTGTTTATAGTGATACGGAAGAAGATAAACAATCCGAGGTTATATTTCCTAGTGATTATAAGCAAAATGGTATAATTTTTGATACGTGGTTGAAAAATCATTTTGTAAATCGTTTACATCCTAGTACCAAATTGTTTATTTTAATGGATTGCTGCCATTCTGGAACAAATGTAAATTTACCTTATCAATATACTAATAAAGAAGAACTATTAATAAGAAATCCTAATGTATCTTTATTGGCCACGGTAGTAAAATTGAGTGGTTGTCAAGATCAACAAACTAGTGTAGAATATTTTGATAGTAAAAACAAGGAGTTTCAAGGGGCTCTCACTTCTTGTTTTCTCGAGAAAGCCAATGAGTTTAATGGAACTGTTTTTAGTTTATTGTATGAAAATGTAAAAAATGGTTTGGAAAATAATCATTTTCAACAAAAACCTATGTTAACTTTTTCACAATTAGGCGGTTCCAAGTGGAGTTTATTTTGATACTTATGCTTGTTCTTGAAATTCTTCTAGTAAATTGCGGACGGGTGGTCCGGGATCCCAAAACGATGCATTCCACGGATCGAACTCCGTTTCGTTGTCGTCGTCGTCGTCGCTCTCGTCGTCGTCGCTGTCGTCGTCGTCGCTGTCGTCGCCCGTGAGGTCTATTACTTCGGGTTCATCCGACGCATACCCGTTTATATAAATGTCTACCACATACAGGACAATCTCGTGCAATTCGGTAAAGGGTTCTTCTCCTTCGTCGTCTGATTCATCGGTGTCGGGTGGACACACTTTTACCCACCACCCATGCTCTTCCATGGTGTTTAGGTATTGAGCGGCATACCTTGAAAACTCGTCGGGGTTGTCGATGCAATTTTCTTGGCGTAGTTGTTCTACTTTATCAAAGTCAATGATTTGAGATCGGTCGTAGGCCTGGGTCGCCTTGGGACCGATAATCCAATCGTTTTCACGGAACATGTTCACAAGGGAATCGTAATAATTGATGCGCATGATGATACGAGATGAAAAGGTTACTATTGTTGAATTGGAAAAAAGTATTTCAATTTGTGTAAATGTTGCTACATAAATTGAGATTTATTTGCAACTATATCGTGTATTGTAATTAACTATGAAGGACGTACACCTGGTTATCCAAAGAAAATGGAAAATCATTTCGTTGGAGGACGAGTTGTTTCAAGTTTTGTGGGATAAGAATCTTATTCGTTATTATAATTGTGTGAATGCGTTTCGTCCGTATGATGACCAGAATAGAGAAATTTCAGTAACTATTCCAAAAGATCGTCCTTTATCGGCAGAAGATTTCGTGGTCGTTGGTGAAGATGGAATGAGGAAAAGTATGTGTTAATAATATCTAATTTAATACTATATGCAATTTTGTTCTACAAGTTGTTTGATTTCAGTAGTATTTTTAGTTTCAATGTTTTATAGGTTAATCACGATGAATAAAGAATTATATGACCAAGGATTTACGAGTACATTGTCGCAGGATCAATTCAATAAATATAAAAATATAATTGAAGAGAGAAGGACTATATGTATTCAGGGCTATGTATTAGGATTTTTAATTGCTGTGCTACAAATCGTGGGCAATGTCTATATGAAGAAGCGAAAAATGTCAAAGATGTCGATGGTATGTTTAACCGCGTCTACGGTATTTGTAGTACAGTATTTTTATTATATATTGTCTCCTAAATCTGATTGGATATTGTTACATTTAGATACTGCCGAGCAAAAAGAGAAATGGTTGAGTATTTATAGATCTATGCAGTATAATTGTCATATAAGCGTAGCGTTGGGTATAGTTGCGGCGGCTGCGTTAGCTTATTCTTTTTGTTAGATAGAGAAATTAGCGAGAAAAAAGTATGTATAGTATATATGCCTCGTAAAGTACGAACAAGAAAATATGGTAAAAGAAAGCATCGGCGGTCTTTAAAAAGGAAAAGTAAAAAAACAAGACACTTTAGGAAGAGACACATGCATAAAAGTAAAAAACGTAGACAGAAGAGGGGAGCCGGCCCGGGGGAATTTGTGCTCAATCCGGATGAGATGGGGGCGAAGGAGGAGGATATCTGCAACACCACCCGCAATGCCTTAAAGATCGGTGAGCACCGGCAGGCGCCCTCTATATGGGATGTAAGATTTATAAATAATGAAACATTTATTAAGTATCTTAAAGATATTAACTTAGTGGAGGAAAGGGATTACACTCCAGAACAAATCGCCTATATCCGTGATGCCGCCTATGACGCCTACAATGATCCCAATAAGAGTTATATTCAAATGTACGCGTGTGCTGGGGGTGCATCTGTATCTTGGGGTCTGAAATGGATAAATAAAGATAAGACTTCAAAAGACTATTTTAAGGATGTGGTGGAAAATGCGGGTTTCCTGACGAAGGATGAGGCCAAGTACGAGGTGCAGAAATGGGGGAAGTGGAACGAAGATAAATGGAACGAATTGAAGAAAGACGATAAAGACAGGATTAAAGTGGAGGACATCAAGTCCTTCAGTGAGACATTAACAGAATTTATTGCGGCCACACCTATTGTAGTGGTTGATGGGGTTCCGGATTTCTCAAAAATGGATCTCAAGAGATTTAATATGTATCTTTTTTTGAATAACTTTCTGAAGCAAGTTGGGTATCCGGAGACATCAATGATGGCGGTCCGGGAAACCGTCACTGACCTCATAAATAAAGAGGTCATGGAATTTAACGACGAGTCTGGTGAACTGATATGGGACCACCCTAGTGTGAATCTTCATGATGTGGCGATGGCAGCGGCGAAGGGTCCCGGCAGGAGTGGCACGACGCAGGGATTGTATGGGAGGATGTTCAAGAATCGGTATAATGATCATTGTTATTCTACTTGGGATAATTGTAATTCACACGCGGATAGCTATCAATTTCATATTAAATCGGATCCTCGTAGGATAATGCTTTTTAACCAGTGTAATCTTGATTACGATCTGTGTAAGGAGATAAGGAAGGACCCTAATAGGAGGAAAGAGTGGGATGATTACAAAAAAGATGTGGACGTTTCATCGTCTCCAAGGGATTTAAACACCGTGTTGGATAACCAGTAAATGCGTTAAAAGATTAGGGCTACCAATAATTAATTTGAAAAGTAAAATTGGCGAGAAAAAATAGAAGAGAATTTGTGTGTTTTTGATGGAAACGTGGCGAAGGCGTCCGCCTGCCGCTTTTAAGCTTGGGGGGTGCGGATGCGGAACTTTCCCGAAATGTTCTTTTGGGTACAAACAGCCGAATCTAGCCAATCAGCGTCCGCCATCTTGCGTCCGCCTGCTGCCTTCCGCCGGCGTTGACCAATCAGCGACAAGTATACAGGGAAATCTAGGAATCCAAGGGAAACGAGAAACCGGTGAGAAAACGAGATCCCGGTGAGGCGAATTTTACCCTCCCATGGTGTCTCTATTTGGTAGCGCCATGGTGTCTCTATTTGCGCCAGACATGGTGTCTCTATGTGCAGCAGACATGGTGTGTCTAATTGCAGTGGATATGGTGTGTCTAATTGCAGTGGATATGGTGTGTCTAATTGCAGTGGATATGGTGTCTCTATGTGCAGTGGATATGGTGTCTCTATGTGCAGCAGACATGGTGTCTTGGTTGACATGGTCTCCGACGGTACAACAATAAATATCATTTGTGGATGAGTATACTACAGAAATGATATGTGGAGGGGTGCGGAGCACAACGATCGGTGAACGGGATTTCTATATCAAAGTTGAAAAGAGAAATTGGCGAGAAAAAAAGAGGAAAATTTTGCGTGTTTTGATGGAAAAGGGGCGAAAGCGTCCGCCTGCCGCTTTTAAGCTCGGGGGGTGGGTACGCGGAACGTTCCCGGAACGTTCCCGGAACGTTCTTTTGGCGATAAACAGATGAATCTAGCGAACCAATCAGCGACCGCCATCTAGCAACAGGCGGATGCTACATGGCGGAGGCTACATGACACTATAGTACTACTGAACGAGTGTTTAAAGCAAACGAGAAACCGGTGAGAAAACGAGATTCCGGTGAGAAAAAATTACACCATATATAAGAGAGCTAATAAGCGCTGCCATGAGAACTCTAATCGGCGGGAGCATGGTGTCTCGGGATGCATGACCTCCGGTGGTACAACAATAAATATCATTTGTGGAATGAAGTATACTACAGAAATGATATGTGGAGGGGTGCGGAGCACAACGATCGGAGAGCGGGGTTAATGACGTTTGCAAGTTTTCCGTTTTTGTGCTCGCCGAGTGGCACCTCCTTTACGAGCCCTTGATTTAAAGTGCAAACGTGCTCCCTCAAGTGCCGCGGCGAACGCTATAAGCGAGGCGACTTTCCATAATGGTGTATTATATTCGGGATGACACCACGCGGTGGGAGAGGGACTGCTCCTCTTTCTGCTGCTACTTCTACTCATGCTTCTACTGATGCTGCTTATGCTACTTCTGCTGCTTATGCTGGGTTTCGTTAACAAACTGTAGGCCGCGTTAATTTTCTTAAATTCTTCTTCATCACCGCCCTTGTCTGGGTGTAACTTCAATGCCATTTTGTAGTATTGTGTTTTAATTGTTCTTGGACTTGCATTTTCATTTAGGTTCAACATTTTGAATGCTTCTTTCCGTTTCATTATATAATATAGTAATACTATTATAATTCAGATTCTTAAGAGAGAATTAGCGAGAAAAAAAAGAAGAGAATTTGCGCGTTTTGAGGGAAAAGGCGCGAAGGCGTCCGCCTGCTGTTTTTAAGCCTGGGGGGTTTGCCTGCGGAACTTTCCCGGATTGTTCTTTTGGCGATAAACAGCTGAATCTAGCGAGCCAATCAGCGTCCGCCATCTAGCGACAGGCGGAGGCTACATGGCGGAGGCTACCAGCCAATATAGTACTACTGAACGAGTGTTTAAAGCAAACGAGAAACCGGTGAGAAAACGAGATTACGGTGCTGATTTTTCTCGCTATTTTTGTGATTATATACTACACTAATGCTATGTGATTCACAACGATCACGGTCCTACCTTCTAAATCAAAGTTGGAAATAGAAATTAGCGAGAAAAAAAAGAAGAGAAATTGTGTGTTTTTGATGGAAAAGGGGCGAAGGCGTCCGCCTGCCGCTTTTAAGCCTGGGGGGGGTGGGTACGCGGAACGTTCCTGGAATGTTCTTTTGGTTATAAACAGCTGAATCTAGCGAGCCAATCAGCGACCGCCAATCAGCGACCGCCATCTAGCAACAGGCGGATGCTACATGGCGGAGACTACACGACACTATAGTACTACTGAACGAGTGTTTAAGGCAAACGAGATTACGGTGAGAAAATGAGAGTACGGGGTGAACATTAATAGGAGTGCTAATAAGCGCGACTATGGGTAAGAATTCCGAACGAAATAATAAGGATGATATTTACTACTGGTTTGAGATGGTATATTGAATGGGGACGAGAAAAAATAAAAGGGAAACTGTAGATTATATAGGGGACGAGTGCGGGGACGGAATGGGA